ATTTTGGACCTAATACATATCTTGATGATAAACGTAATGCAATTGTTGGTGTTGACAATTTAATTACGCTAGTTCCTAAAATTGTAGATCAGGATGGAAAAGTATGGCCTGATGTTACTGAAATTCAGATTAAAAACATGAACAAACTTGAATTTCCTATCAGTATAAACAACGGAAATTCGTCAGAATATAAGACATCTGTTACCAACGGAGCATCAGTTACATTTAAATTAGAAAATCGTGGTAGAGCAACTCTACGATTTAAAGCAATTGTGCCTGAACTTTCGCACATTTGGATTAGCCTTTACCCTGAATTATATGGGTATGATGAAGATGGTTTAGCTAAACTAGCTTCTTGGGTTGCAAGTCAGCAGTAATAAGAGAATAAATACTAAAACAAGGAACTATAGAGATGTCATATTTAATCACCAGATACAACGGTCAGGCAATAACTACGGTAACTGATGGAACGATCGACACTTCTCTCGACATCAAGTTAATTGGTAAAAGTTATGCAGGATACGGCCAGGCACAAAACGAAAATTTTGTGTACTTATTAGAAAATTTTGCTAACACTACCCAGCCACCAAATCCTTTAAGCGGACAAATTTGGTACGATAGTGGAAATAATAAAATAAAATTCTACGACGGTACTAAATTTAGAACTACAGGCGGCGCTGAAGTAGGTGCATCTGCTCCTACAGGACTTACAGTTGGAGATTTTTGGTTCGATACAGCTAATAAACAGTTGTTTTCATGGAACGGAACCTCATTTACACTAGTAGGCCCACAGGGAGTTGCAGGCGCAGGCACTACACAAATGCAAAGCGTTAGCGTTAGAGATTCACTAGGTGGAACTCATGCTATAATTGAAGCTATTAATAATGGCAATGTTGTATTTACTATTAGTTCTGACCCAGACTTCTTATTAGATAATACTGCTAATGCTATTTCAGGGTTTACGTATGTACGTCAAGGTGTTACCTTAGTTAATACAAATAATAATATACAACCCGGTGTTACAACTAGTAGCCATCGATTTTATGGCACAGCTACAAATGCTGATAAATTAGGCGGTTTAACAGCTGGTTCGTATGTTCAAGCAGGAAATGCAAGTTTTAACTCGTTAGTAAATTTTGGAGATGCTGGTTTTACTGTTGGTAATCCAATACCTAAACTTAAGATATTTAATGATGGAGCAACAACTCCAACAATCTTAAATCAGATTAATAATACTGCAACTAAGTTTCAAACAACTAATGCCGCAAGTGTTACAGTTACACCAATGCAATTGTTAAATGCCGATGTCCTTCCAGGTGTGACACTATCAAGTAATTTAGGATCGTCAGGACTGTTGTGGAATAACATCTATGCTAGTTATGTATATTCAACAGCTCAAAAAGCAGATACATTAAATTCAAATGGCGTTTATGTTGCGTCTAGTGTATCAAATATTACCGGTGCTGGATCAATTGTTGCAAGAGACAGTAGTGGAAATATTAATGTAACATACATGAGCGGCATTGCAGAAAAAACTGATAAATTAGGTTACGGAAATAGTTATGTTAGTGCCAGTGCAACTGCGGTAGCTAGTACAATAGTTGCTAGGGATGCCAGTGCAAACATTGTTGCAAATGCAGTTAGTTTAAGTTCTATTATAAAAACAGGTACAGTGGGCACTGGAGATATTGGACAATCTGCTAATCCTTTTAATAACATATATGCTAATACCTTCACAGGAACTTTTGCTGGTGCTATAACTGGAAATACAACAGGTATCCATACTGGAAATATTCGTGCAACTGATACTACAACTTGTTTTGATGCAGGCACAAAAACATTTAGTGGTAACGTAAACACGTCAACTGGACGATTGATTGTAGGCACAGGGTCTGTAACTTCTCCAAGTATTACATTTAGTGCAGATACATCATTGGATACTGGGTTTTATCATGGCGGTGACGGATATATTAATATTACTAATAATGGTGTATACACAGGTCAATTTACTCCAGCACACGGATTAGTTGTAACCGGTGATATGTATGCAACAGTGTTTCACGGAACAGCAACAGCCGCTAATTATGCCGACTTAGCTGAAAAATATCTTGCGGACGCAGAATACGAAGTTGGTACGGTACTTGCTATAGGCGGCGATAAAGAAGTTACCCAATGTTGGGTTGGCTCACTGGCTATTGGCCCAGTTAGTGCAAATCCTGCATATTTGATGAATACAGATCTTGAAAACGGCACAGCTATTGCACTAAAAGGAAGAGTACCTGTTAAAGTAACTGGCCCAATTATAAAAGGACAACGCTTAGTTGCAGGTCCAAATGGTACAGCACAGTCTGCAACTAGCAATACTTCAGATGTATTTGCAGTTGCCCTCGAGTCAAATGCTGACGTGAATGTCAAACTTGTAGAATGTGTGATATTATAATGGTAAATACACTAGGTTAAAGGATTAAATTATGGCGGTTTCAGCAGGCGGAAAAGTTAATGCTTCAGAATATAATGCAATTTATGATATTGTACAGCCAATTCTGGCCGGCCCAGCTCCGGTAGATCTTACCAGCTCAGTGTCAACAATTGCATACGGGCAAGCAATGACTAGTAGTCGTCTTACTATTCCTGCAACTAGTACAAAAATTACAGTTGATCAATGGCTTGGATTACGTACAGATTTGTTAAAATGTTATAATCATCAGAGTTCAACCAATGGCGGATTAATGACACCTACTACAACTACTGTTGTTGCCGCTGCCGATTACAATGCTTATTTGTCTATGGCAAATACAATTGCAGTAAATCCTAAATTATTTGATTCTGGGTACTCAACACAATCAGCATGGTCGTCTAATAGTTCTTCAGGACTAACATGGGGAGCAACCGGTCGAAGTGTTTTAACACATAGAGTGTATGCTACTTGGTACGGCCGTTACAATATGGAATACTTTTTTAATTCTGGCGGACAGATTAAATTTAGTACAAACATGCCTGGAACTTATGTTGCTACAACAAAAAATTATTCTTGGCAAAGTGCTTGTAGTAAAATGAGCACAGTAGTAATGAACCATAACAGTACGTTTAACGAAAGTGCATCAGATGCTCCAGGAACTGGTTCCGCAATTGGTATGCGTCAGCTAACAGATCCATTCCAAACAATTTATCAAAAGAATGCGTCTACATATTCGCCAAACAGAATAACAATACGGGCTAATTTATCAAGCAGTAATGGATATTTTACAATAGCATTTGATATTAAGTTTGAAGATTTAAATGATCCTGGCGGATTTGGAGTTGACGAAGATGTTACTGGAATCATCACTAGTACTACTCAAATCAAATATGCTAGCGGTGCAGGACAAGTTGCAATGACTGGTAATCAAATACCAAGCGGCAGTTTATTATCAGGCATGACAGTATCCGCTTAACGCTGTACTCAGTTTACTAACATCTAAATTCTTGACAAGATAATTACTGTAGTGTATAATAGTACATTACGGAGTTATCTATGGATGAACGAATTGAAAAAGCCTTTGCGGTTGCTAATTATATGGCAACTTTGTCAAATCAAAGGCGAATAATATTAGAAGAATACAATCAAAAATTAGTACACTATATTAATGGTGCTACTTTTCAAATCACTCCAGAATTAATTAATCTTACTAAATCCATTATAGATTTGGGACAAACCACAGATGTAGCTTTTGTTGACGCTAACAATTATCCTGTTATTATACCTAATGTACAGGAATTTTTTGATACAATTATAGCAGTTTATTTTGAAGCAACTAATGAATATGCGGCTAAGTATGCCGGACTAAAAAGCAAAAGAAAGATTGCTGATATAGTTGAACTATGACACGTGGCGCTGTAATTTTTGCACAAAATAATGCCAGTTTAGATTACACAAAAATGGCAGTATTTGCTGCCACACAAATAAAAAAATATTTAGATATTCCTGTATCTATTATTACAGATAGTGAAAACTGGTTACAGGAATCATATCCTAATCACGGATTTGATAAGGTAATAAGTATTGAGTTTTCAGGAACACAATATAAGAATTTCAATGACGGCGCATTGTTTAATAAAACAGTTGAGTGGAAAAACTTTACAAGAGATAAAATTTATAACCTCACACCGTACGATAAGACACTTGTAATTGATAGCGATTATATTATTAACTCCAGTGTTTTAAAACCAGCGTTCGACAACGATTATGATTTTCAAATATATCGTCATAGTATGGATCTAGCCGGCTGGCGACCATTAGAAGAATTTGAACGTGTGAGTCAATGGAGTGTGCCTTTTTACTGGGCTACCGCATTTGTTTTTCAAAAAAATATTATCACCGAATCATTTTTTGATTTAGTTGCATACATTAAATCTAACTGGACTTATTTTAGAAATCTGTATGGCATAAATGCCAACACTTACAGGAATGATTATGCATTTAGTATTGCTATACATATTATGAACGGCAAAACTAACGGAGGTTTTGCAATAGATCTTCCTGGAAAAATGACATTTATTACAGACAAGGATCTATTAATCAATATTGTAGATGACAAGATGAAATTTTTAATTGAAAAGAAAGATTATCTTGGAGAATATACACTAGTTAAAACTCAGTCATTAGATGTGCATGTAATGAACAAGTCTAGTTTGTGTAGATTTATCGATGGGGGTTCTGGTGTCTAAAGGATTTTTAATTTTTGCACAAAATACAGATACTGTGGATTATATAACACAGGCGTATGCGCTTGCCCTTAGTGTAAAATACAGTCAAAAAACAGTTACAAACATATCGCTAGTGACCACTACGGATATACCAGATAATTATAGACATGCATTTGATAAAATAATATCAACTCCGTGGTCTGAAAATTCTACGGAAAGTCGCTATGCTACAGAACATAGATGGAAATTATACCACGTTACTCCTTACAATGAAACTATAGTGCTCGACTCTGACATGTTACTAGTGGAAGACATAACATCCTGGTGGGAATACTGTTCTAATTACGATTTAAAATTTTGTTCTCGAATAAAAAATTACAAGTTAGAAACTGTACGAGACACATTTCATAGAAAAACGTTTATTGCTAATAAACTTAGTGAACCTTATATAGCATTACATTATTTTAAAAAATCACAACTTGCTCATGAATTTTATAAAACTCTTGAGTTTGTCTGTAATAACTGGGAATGGTGTTGGGATAAGTTTGCCCCTAAAGAATATCAAAATGTTTGTAGTTTAGATTTAGCGACTGCTGTATCTATAGAAATATTAATGTGCCATGATCAAGTTTTTGATAATCATAGCCCGTTAGAATTCATACATATGAAACCCCATTTGCAATTATGGGATCATCCTTGTGAAAATTGGCAAGATACTGTTACTGCTGTGTTAAACACAAAAGGTGATTTAGTTGTAGGAAATATAAAACAAAGTAAATTATTTCATTACATTGAAAAAAACTTTATTACTCCGTCGGTGGTTTCACGTTTAAAGGAGTTGGCAAATGGCTCGAGTTAAAAAAATATTTGTTGATCCAGGTGATATAGTATACGAGTACTACGCTTATTTTGACCCTATAGCTGAATCTTTACTTTCAGTTACCAATGAACCGCATCCTACTTTTACACACTATGCTAAAATTACCAAAGACGAACATGCAGATTTAGTAAGCGGTAAAACACTATTTAGAGACTGTTTAATTGATCGTTCAATTAAATTAGATGGAAACATAGAGTATAAATTAATAACTAAACAAGTATACAGTGAATTTAGTTTTAAAAATAAATCGCTAGAATGGGTAAAAGATTCAGTTGACAATGACACTGAGTTTGTTATTGAGTGGGATAACATACAAAAACAGTGGACATTTTATGTTACAGAATCTGGAAGAGAGTCATTAGATGGTGCAAAGTACGACAGTACATTGGTATTCTTTTTTATGTTAGAAACTGATTTTGATTTTTTAATCAGAACAGTTTATATTAAATTACACGATATATTAAAAGCTGGTAAACTTGTATACAGTTTTGAAAGTAAATTTGAATCTCAAGTTGATATCATTTCAATATCAACTAAACGATTTTTTAGTTCTTACGGGTTAAAAATAAATGATTAAAATTATAGAACAGGATATCATCTTCCTTAGTTATGATGAACCAAATGCTGAGAAAAATTATGCAGACTTGTGTAATAAAGTGCCGTGGGCTAAACGTGTACACGGAGTTAAAGGCAGTGATGCCGCACATAAAGCCTGCGCCGCATTAAGTGAAACCGAATACTTTGTTACTGTGGATGCAGATAATATTATTGATCCTAAATTTCTTGAAATTGAAATTGATGTAGACAAGTTAGGTCTTACGCCAGAACATGTGTTTAGTTGGTGCGGAAAAGTTCATGTAAACGGACTTATGTATGGCAACGGCGGATTAAAATTGTGGACACGCAAGTTTGTAAACGAAATGAAAACGCATGAAAACAGTGATCCAACAGATGCAAAGGGCTTAGTAGAATTTTGTTTTGATGACAAGTATTATCAGTTTAATGAAAACTACAGTGAAAGTTTTACTAATGCTACACCGTTCCAAGCATGGCGAGCAGGATTCCGTGAAGGTGTTAAAATGTCATTAGATCAAGGAGCAAAAGTAACAGACTTGTCTACTATATGGTGGCAAAACTATCACAGACTGCTAGTATGGTCTAGTGTAGGTGCTGATGTAGAAAACGGAATTTATAGTATATTAGGCGCAAGAGAAGGTGCCGCATTAACCAATTGCACTGAATGGGATTATGCCAATGTTCGTGATTTTGAATGGTTAACTGCATATTGGAACGAGCATTATGAAAATGCCACAGAAGAAGAAAAAACAAATCAAATTAATTTTTATGGTAAAGAACTTAGAGAAAAATGCAAATTGGAAATTGCTAATCTAGATCCAGCTGGCAGTAAATTTTTTAAAACAGTATACAACAACAGTCCTAGAATTATTAGAAAACGATAATGTACGATATATTTTACATCTCTTCTGATCTTAATAAAAAACAATTTTCTATTTTAAAAGAACGTTTTCCACTTGCAAAAGTCGTTACTAGTTTTTCAGAAGCAAAACGTAGATCTTTTACAAAATTCTTTTGGGTTATATTTTCAGATGTAGTACCTGCAATAGATTTTAATTTTGATTATAAAGTATCAGAGTGGGAATCAGACTATGTACATGTATTTCCAAATGGTGATAACTGGAGCAAAACAAGTGTTTTTATTTTTCCCAAACACTTAGAAATAACTGATGCTGAATTAGATAATCGATTGTTTATCAATAAAAAAGAACATACAGCGATAGCTAGTTATACAGTGCCTTATGATGTAGTGTTTATTTCTTTTCACGAAACGTTTGCAAACAAGAATTTTATTGAATTAAAAAATTTAGCTGTTTACAATTTAGTATATCGAGTAGACGGTGTAAAAGGCATTCATAATGCACATAGACAAGCCGCAGAGACAGTATCGTCGGATATGTTTTGGGTAGTAGATGCTGATGCTAAAGTAGTGCCAACTTTTAATTTTAATATGTTGTTAACTAATGAAGAGCTTGATATAGTGCATGTCTGGAAAAGTCAAAACCCTATTAATAATTTGGAGTATGGCTACGGTGGTGTAAAATTGTTGCCTCGTCAATTGACACTAAACATGGATCTAACCAGCACAGACATGACCACTAGTATAAGTAGTAAATTTAAATCAATGCCATATGTTTCAAACATTACTGCATTTAACACAGATCCATTAAGTACTTGGAGAAGTGCTTTCAGAGAATGTGTAAAATTAAGCAGTAGAATTATTGTAGGACAAAACGATATAGAAACTGAAAATCGTTTGTCTGTATGGCTTACTGAAAGTACCGGAGCAGAATATAGCGAATATGCAAAGAGCGGTGCGAGTGCGGGAAAATGGTTCGGGACTGCCTATAAAGACAATCCCGAGATGTTATCTAAGATAAATGACTATGATTGGTTAGCTGGCGAATTTGAACAACATATCAAAACGTTTCCGCCTGAAACATTTAAGTAACTAGATCAGCAGTCATTGGAAATATAGTAGAAATTACTTTTGCACAAGCAACAGCAACTTCTTGATGTTCTTTTTGTGTGCCATTAGCACTACGTAATTCAATAAAATGAATCCAACTACGTAACGTACCATTCATATATAAACGACTTTCTGTCAGTCCTTCTGGTAGTACAGCACGAGCTTGTTCTTTGGCTATACCGTTTTTAATAGCCCATTCGTATTCACGTTTAGCGGCATAGATAACTCGTTGTTGAGCTCTGTACCATTCATTTTGTAACAATTGATCATCGACTGGAATACTGTTTTGTCTGTTTTTATCGTCTTGGAGCCTAGCTTCTCTCGTAACAAAATTGAGATCTTTCGTTGGGTCAGCATAGCGTTGAGAGAACTCTTGGAAACTAAAGCTTCTGTGTCGCAAGATTTGTCGGGCAATATCTCTTGTTGTGGTAATTTCGATACAAGCACTGACCATTTCAAGTGGGCTCCAGTGTTGGTGTTTGACCAAGTATCTGATGAGCTTTTCTGATGTGTCAGTGTTAAGTTGGTTGCTTGGATTGCTGACACGGGCGCAATACGCAATGAGTTCCTGTGCATCCGCAATGCCAAGATCTGCAAATTCTTGTGTGGGCTGGGAGTAACTAAGTAGTCGAACATTCATTATTTATAACTTCTTTTTTTTAAGGAATTTTTGAGTGCTTTTTTCTATATCTTTTCGAACAAGTTTAGTATCAAGTTTAAAGTCTACGTTATCGATATTGTTTTCATAGCTTTTAAATAGTTCACCAAGATTCTTTTCAAAGGCAGGCCAACCATTGCGTTTTACCGTTGCGGTGATACGTATTTCCCAAGTTTTGCCATCTTTAAACGTGACCAATACTGTATGAAGATACCGTAATGGTAACACATTTAACTGTACTTCTCCAAATACTTCTGGCCAATGTTCTATGACATCCTTGGGAAGAATTCTTCCCGTTTTGGTCATTAAACTTTCTTTTTGGTCGGAGCCAATTCCTCTGCTTTGCGACGCATGTCTGCGGCTTGCTTGGAAAGTTTATCTGCTTGACTGCGATAGAATTTAGCTTCACTATCTGGGCTATCAAATGATGCTGGAGTTGATGTAACTTCTGTTTCATTAACTGAAGCAGATGTTGTTTTCAATCCTTCACCTTGTTGAACTTGGATTTTTTCTTCAGGTTTAGCATCAGACCCTGTTAGTGCTAGATCATCTACAGCTACACCTCGTTGTTCAGCAATAATCTGATTAAGTTCACTCAGCATAATTGAAACACTAGGTGTTGGAGTCATTTCAACATCTTTAGTTGCAAGTTTAACCAATCGTCCGGTTGAATGCAATGCAGGCAACATTCTACTTCCGTCTGGAAATTGAGTGCGGTCTAATGCTTCGGCAAATTCATAAGCAGTTTGCCCAGCATTACTTTCTACTAGATTAATAATTGCATCGTGATAGATGTCAGGCAAATTTTCTGTAGGAACAACCAAGCAACTAGCAGATTCGCCAGGCAGTGTTCTATATGCTACTAAGCATTTTTTGTTGGTAGATTTAACCCTACCAACGTGTTTAAGTTCCTGGGCCATATTAAGCTCCTGTTGTTGGTGCCGCTGGCTGTTGAGCAGATTGTTGTTGAGCAACAGATTCTAAAAATGTTGTTAATTTAGTGTAAGTTTGTCCTACAGCTACCATTTCGTTAGGTTTAAATGCACCACGTGAACTGGCAATATCAATGATAACTTTCATTGCATTTAAATCGTTAACAGTTAATTCTGGGTTTTGTGCGACTTCTGCCTCTGGTGCAGTTGTCGTAGTTTGTACTGAATCGGTCATCGTATCTCCTTTGTTAAGTACGTATTATAGTTATCGTATATGTAAATGTGGGCAAGCAATCGTGAAAAAACTTAATTCTTTTTCACTCTCAAAACCAATACGTGTAACATATACTATTGTATTGGTATTGTCTAATGATATGCCCTGCCCAACATAATACCTATTATTTAAATTCTTTTTGATCCAAGAGTCTATAGATCTGACTAGGGTTGGGTTGTACTTTTCTATATAGGTATACTTAAAGTGGGGACAAGCAAACTCAACCCTGCGTAAATTGAAATAATTTAAAGGATTAGGTTTGCCGTTTTTTAAACTCATGCAGTTTCCTTAACACCTTCGTAATAAGCATATTCGCCCCAAGGAGGAACAATAGTGTTATTACCGTGAATAATGAATACAGTATCGCAGTAGTTTTCATCACCCCAGCTACCCCAAGGGTAACCGTCTGTAAACATAATAAACTTTTTAGGGTTAATGTTATTCTCTTTCATGTATTCCCAATTGGCATCAAATTCAGTTCCACCGCCACCCATTACCTCGTAGTCGTCAAACTCATCCATGCAGTAACCATCGTAGTCTTGTTCGTTATATACTTTAGTATCAAAGCACCAGACTTTAACTTTAAAATCTTTATACTCTTGCATAATGCCTTTAATCTCTGTTAAGAAATCTTTTGCTTGCTCGTCACCGATTGAACCTGACATGTCAATTGCTACGCAGATATCAATTGTCTCATCGTAATTAGTTCCTGGCAAAATTGCACTCATGTGCCAGCCTTTACGATTTGGACGCATAAACGAATAGTCGTTTTTAATTGTACTTTGAATTTGCTGACGAATGATTTCACGCCAGTTCATTTT